TGTGCGCGCACGCTACTTCTCGCCGGTTATTGTTCGCGGTGCAGAAGAAGAGGGAATTAAATTTTACGGTTATGGCAAGCGCGCATACGAACTGCTTTTGGGATACATTCTAGATCCCGAATACGGTGATATCACCGACACTCTGGAGGGCACCGACATTACATTAGTTTACACTAAGCCCACAACCCCCGGTGCCTATCCCCAGACAAGCCTAAAAATGCGTAGAAATACTTCTACACTTCTAGAGGATACAGAAGCTATCTCAGCCCTCCTTGATCGTATGCCCGATTTTGATAGCCTCTTTGAGCGTCTTTCTCCCGAAGAAATTGATGCCATCCTTGATGAGCAACTTAGCGGCGATCTTAGCGCTGAAGAGCGTTCGTCGGAAACTGGGCGCTACAATTCCGATTCGAAGAACCCAGTGGACAAGGCATTTGACGAGTTGATGGCTAACAAGTAACAGGCTTGTTCGTGCCGATGGCAGACCGGCTATAACGTAAATAGTCTGCCAAATTTTCTATAAACAAAAAAAGGAGAATGTTATGGAATGGTTAAAGTCACTTTTGGCTAGATGGAAAGTTCAAGTAAGCGTAGTGGGAGGCGTCCTTGTTGTCGCAACCGCCTACGGAACCTGCAGCGCAGATCCTGCCGCAGTTTCTACGAATACTGAAACTACCACTAGTGCAACCACCACCGAAACAGTTGAAGTTTCCGCGACAACAGAAGTCACCGGAGATACCACCACAACTGCAACTACTGGTGATGCAGCCAACACGACTGGTGAAACAACTAACACCACCACAACAGAGACAACCACTACTACTGAAACAACAACAGAGTAGTGAAAACAGCCGCTGGCAGACCGGTGTAAAGTCTGCCGCTATTTTATTTTAAGGAGAGCACATGGCAAAAGCCAAAGCGGGTCGAGTAGCAATGCAAGATCTAATGAAACTAGTTAACAAAAAAGCCGGCAGAAATGTCGCACACGACTTAACGGGAGATAACCCCACCTCGGTGAAAGAGTGGATTCCCACAGGATCAAGATGGCTTGATTCTATTATTTGTAAAGGACAAGTAGCCGGCATACCAGTTGGCAAAGTTACAGAGATTGCTGGACTTGAATCCACAGGTAAATCTTATATGGCTGCACAGATAGCCGCAAACGCCCAGAAATCGGGCAAGCTCGTCGTTTACTTCGATTCTGAGTCTGCTATCGATCCAAGCTTCTTGGAGCGAACAGGGTGCGATTTAGAGCGTTTAATGTATGTTCAGGCACAATCTGTCGAGTTTGTTCTTGAGACTATTGAAGAATTGCTCGGAGCATCTGACGATCAAATGGTGTTTATTTGGGACTCACTGGCGTTCACGCCTTCAGTTTCTGATGTAGAGGGTGATTTTAATCCTCAGTCATCAATGGCTGTTAAGGCTCGCATTCTTGCCAAGGGCATGTCTAAGCTGACTATTCCTTTGGCTGACAAACAAGCAACTCTTCTTGTTCTTAATCAGCTTAAGACAAATATCCCACAAGGCCCAAATGCAAGAGTGGTGGCTATGACTACACCGTATATTACCCCCGGGGGCAAGGCGATGCATTATTCTTATTCGCTGAGAATCTGGCTAACAGGGAGAAAGGCGAAATCTGCTTTTATTGAAGACGATAAAGGCTTCCGAATTGGTTCTGAAGTTAAAGTTAAGTTAGAGAAGTCTCGTTTTGGTACTCAAGGTAGATCCTGTGCGTTTCGTATTTTATGGGGAACTGAACAGATTGGTATTCGCGATGAAGAAAGCTGGTTTGACGCAATTAAAGGCTCAGACAGTTTGAGTTCAGCCGGTGCTTGGTATACCTTGTCAACCCCTGACGGATACACAAAGAAGTTTCAGCCATCAAAGTGGACTGATCTAATCACTTCTGATGAAGAATTTAGAACCCACGTTGTTCGAATTATGGATGAAGAGATTGTGCAAAAGTTTGAAAAACGAGAAGGTGATGCATCCAGTTTCTATGAAGATCCTGATGATCTAACAGTGCCGGTTACTTCAAAATAAGTGTTGACAGTCCTCTTGCAAGAGGTTATAATAAGATATAAGCTTGTAGGAGGGCTTTATGAAAAACTATGGCTATGCCTGTATCAATATGGGTTTCTCGTCGCTGCCAAAATCGCAGCGCATCACAACTAATCGTACAATGATCAAGCGTACTTTTCAAGAAAAAGGTATCGAGTATGCTTCGGAGCTAGCACTGCAGAATTTGCGTGACTTGCGCACTATTCTTGAGTGGAATCTTGAGAACGACATTTATTTTTATCGCTTGTCGTCTGACATCATTCCGTGGGCTAGCGAGTACAGCTTGGAGGAGATGCCAAACTATGGCGCCATCCATGCTGCAGCGCTGTCTGCTGGTAACTTTGCGCGCCAGCACAATATGCGACTCACCTCGCACCCCGGCCCGTTCAACAAGCTAGCATCTCCGAAGGAGCGTGTGTTTCAGCTTACCAAGACCGACTTGTCTGTACACGGTGATCTGTTCGATCTCATCGGACTCCCTAGGACTCCATATGCAAAGCTAAATATTCATGTTGGTGCTGCTTACGGTGATAAGCCGTTTGCTCTTGACAACTTCTGTCGCAACTTCGAACGCCTTCCAGAGAATGTGCGTTCACGCTTGACTGTCGAGAACGATGACAAGGAGTCGCTGTACTCAACACTTGAACTATACG